GTACCATGCGAAGTTATTGGCGTTATAACCAAAGAATGATTCCAACTTACCATTCTTAACCTGAGCACTAATGACTTGCCCTGCCGCATTGTATTTCACGTTGTTATGAACAATCGTGATATTGATGGAATGAGTGACAACACCATCACCCGCTTGATTAAAGGTGGCTTGCATCTTCTCCTGAATCATGCCTTCTTGTTTATCAAACTTAGCCTGAACTTGTGTTTTGTTTTCAGCAAAAGCCTTATTTGTGTTAGAGATGGCAGTAGAGTTTGAAATGATATCGGCCTGAGCCTTATCCATTTCCGTACGAATCTCAGTAAATCGCTGACCAAAAGCCTCATCAAGCTTGGTAATTGAAGTTTGAGTTTCTTTAATTGCAGACTTGTTGTCACCAACAGCGGAGTAAATTTCTTTAACTTCCTGTGCCCATGCTTCGATATCCGTTGCACGAGCCTGCCATAGCTCGCGAATGCCAGCTTGAGATTGCCCATGTTTCACTAACAAACTGCGTGATAGCTGAGAGTCCGCATTACTGAGAATTAGCGCAGTTTCTGAGTTCCAATCAAGCTTTTTACCCAGCTCTTTAAACGCATCTGTTTCTCTAACCGTGTTATCTAAATCATCAAAAATATCTGAAGGCAATGAAACTGGAATACCGGAAGCTTCTATAAATGCAGATTTACCATAGCTATTGATAGTTCTGATATAGAAATAATACGTGTGGCCAGCTTTTAAATTCTCTTGCGTCCAGAAATTTCCTTGACCAACTTTGTTTGTTTTGGTGATTACTTCATTTTCAGAGAGATTAGCGAGTTTTTTCTCACTGAACCAAAACTCAAATGTGTAGCCAAAGACAGCACTATCGCCCTGTTTAGGTGATGCTGTTAAACTGAACATACCCGGCGTTATTTCAACACCAATCGGCGCAGGTGGTGCTTGAATAGCAAAATCACTAATAGCAGGTGCAGACATAGCACCGGCGACATTAATCGCTCTCACCTCAACACGATAAGTGCCTCTCGTTAAACCATTAATCTCGACCCGTTCACCCGGTACCTGAATAGACTGTATAACCTTGCCATTCTGGAGAATATTAACCGTGTTATAGCGAATATCAGATGCCACGTTCTGCCATGATATGTAACCTTGAACGATATCGGTGACAGAAAGCGGAACAAAGGCCAGATTAATAGGCGCTGCAACGCCACCGGTGGGTAATTTAGTGAATGGAGGTCTAATAAAAGGCTTACCAATCACATCTTCATATAAATAAGCACCGTCTTCTTCAAGTGTTAAAGATACACCATCTAAAGCATGAAATGTCCATTCTGCAATACGAAACTCAAGACCACTAATATTTAAAGAAGGTAAATCTAATATAACAACTTCACCAGGGCGATACGCATAACCATCTAAATTCATTGTCAGCTGAACACGCCTACCGGCTTTCTTTTTGCGCAAGTATTGTCGAGCTAATCGCTGTGCTTGATAAGGACTGGTAACAAAGCGGTAATCAACGTTTTCCCTGATTTCTAAACCATCCTCTTCTATCCATTCATTGACAATAACAGGCGTAAAATCTGTCTTAGTATAGAGTTGCTCAGCGTCAATAAAAGTACCATACACCGCATTAGTAGCATCTTTCAGCCCCGTTTCAGGGGTGCAAGTTACAGTATCAATGAGTTGTGATTCTGTAATAGTTTTCAATGCTGGTCCATAATAGGCGCCAACTTGAATACCGTGTTTTCCTGCCGTGAATGTAGGCTCCGCATTAATACATTTATGCATTGCTTCCAATACGCTAGATGGGCTTTCATTTAGATCATAAGCACCATTTAACGTGTATCGGTGCTCCGAGCCATTTTCAGCATTACTTACATTTTCATCGCATAAATCCGCAGATTGTTTAAAACTTTCAAAATCAATATCGCTATCAGGAACTTTTAAATAATCTCTATAATAATCAAGAATAACTAGAGCACCATTATTCGACCATTGTGTTTCCCCTGTACGCGGATCGAAGAGTTCTTTACCCCAAATTTCACATTTCACATTGGGTAAACCATAAGGGAATTTTTCTTGGTCAAATGTGAGTGTCACACGTAACCAAGCCATACCTCGCCCAATCATATCCTCTTTCCATGATGGGCAGTTTTTTAGCATAAAGGGATCAGCATCTTTTCTATCGTTATGTAATTCCCACGAAGCCTTGTCACCAAAAGTCTCAATAAGATCATCACCAAGCCAAATTTTTCCCACCCTATCGATAGAATGCCCAGCCAAAGCAAGCGCCAGTGTGATTTTTTCATTTTCCTCTTGTTCTCCTGGTTCTTCTTCAGCAAAGAAAAGTAATCCAGAAGCAACGGTTTTCCCAACAATGACGGTTTCTGACGCAGAAGGAGAGCGTAACATTTGCTTGCGTTCGCTAGTGTCACGATAGTCCATTGAGGGAATTTTCGGTTTGAATATTAAAGAGCCAGCAACTTGAACTGCAATACCTGCCGACATTAACGCGATGCCTAGTGGTGCGGTGATCCCCCCATTGAATAACCCTGCGATCATCAACCCAGCGCCAACCACTTTTGTAATTAATCCACCATTACCACCCATTATTCTACTCTCCACGCTTTGATAGGGTTAATTTGCACGGGTCTAACGCCAATAGAAGTAACGCCCCAATAATTACCCGCCCATACTACGGCCATGCTGTCCCCGTCATCACCCTTAAACATGACAAGATCCCCACGCTGTACATAATTAACAGAAATAGATTTAAAGTAGTGGGAAACTGCCTTATCAAGTGAGCCAAATTTAGATTTAATAAGGTTGAAGGCTTCTGCTTTGGTTTTGTATTGCCCAAGAAAGAGTTTTATTGGAGAGAAACCACATTGTGCGTAAATACATTCAGAGGCAAAAATACAACAGTCAAATTCACCCCATGAAAAAGGGCGGCTCATGGCCACCCTTATGGTTTCTGGTAACTGGAGTGTCCAGTTTGGTTGTTTCATTCACCCCTCGATAATTTCTTTATTTCTTTTCTTGAATTTTTTTAGGAGATAAATTATCTAACCTATCTTGTATTTGGTTAATATCTGAATTGTTCTTAATATCCATTCTATTAACTTGCCCCATAGCCATTTGGGTCTCAAACCAAGCATCAGCCCAAACTTTAATAACTTCACCCACTTCACTTATCGAAAATTTTAGTTTTACTTCTGGTGTTGTTGAATAAGAGTTACCAATAGCAAGTTGTGACATAACAGCTGTGCCGCCTTCAGTTTTCTTTGAGCACAAAACCCCTGAATCCGTTGATTCTAATACTATAAAACCTCTCTCATTACAGTAAGTGCTTAACGCATCTTTTACTGATGATTTAGTCGTATTGCTGTATACGCCCTCCGGCTTGCCTGATGAAGTTACTTTCTTTAATGGTTCTTGGTTAGCGCACCCCGTCATGAAAAAAATAGAAAATATACAAAAGAAATATTTATACATACTTCATTACCTTATGAAAATTATTTATAAATAAATGCAGGTGCGTCTTTCTTGCTACCCCAATAAATAGCCCTTTCAGCCATTTGAGCGACATAGCGAAAGATACGGTCACCTTGCCTTCTAGATGACCATGATTCATCAGTGAACCTGTCAGGTAAACCGATTGACCATCGTTCGAATCGATTAGAAACATTAACACAAACAGCGTTCTCTTCACCAGAAACGACGCTAATTGATGAGATCTGCCCGACAAACAATATTTCTGCTAACAATGGTTTTCCATCTTCCCCAATCGCTACCATCATTAATCGCACTTCTCTCCCTCGGCTTTGTTCATTCATCACCATACCGACAAGGGATTTGTCAAAACCAGCTAGTTTAAGCTGTAATTGAGGGGGGCTTGTTGTCTTGTTTTCATTAAGTTGGCTAATTTCACCAAGACTCCCAACACCTAAATAAGTCTCTCCTGCAATCACAAGTTGACCAACGCCAGTATGCGCACAAGTAACCCCTGATTTTAGGTTTAGTCGAGCCGCAAGTACGATATAAGCACCCTCATTGATTGCTTTTACCATACCATCAGAAAATGGATGATATTGCATTAATACAGTACCTCCTCAAATGAAAGGGTAACATTAGAGTATCCCAACCGGCGATGTTGAAACTTTCCCTGATCGTTGTCTGATAATCGAAAAACTCCAAAAGGGGCTTTGATGATCACCTCTTCGTTCAATGCAGGTGGCGTTCTGAGCATGGGAGAAATTGAAATAACAGCTCGCCCTTCGTTATCGCTAACAACATCGGCTACTACCATTTTCAACTCATTCCCAATTGTGAGGCGGTCACCCTGCTGTAAGACGCGCATATTTCGCTTCCAGCCTGATGTTTGTAAAGAGACACCAGACTGACCGGCTAAAGCAACTTTAGGAATTCCGTACCCTTCTTTCCCTTTTCTGATCCAGCTCGATATTCTCACTCTTCCTGACATACCATCAAGTGCAGCAACAAGAGCCTCAAGTTTACGTGATTTTTCTTCGCTTAAATTACTAAACGTTAACTCACAGCGCCAACGGCTCCCCGGAAAACGAACTGTTTGACTACTGCCATTAAACGGAGAGGTGAATGTTTTACTATTACTGAGTAATTGCCAATCTTCATTAATAGGGCATACATCTTCTGGCCATGCTAAAATATTCATCTACACTCCTAACGTTCTACGTGCAGTTCCATTACTCTGAAAATCTTGCAATATAATCGCTCTTGCTTTTTGTGCACCAGCTTCGGTGCCTTGCTCTGCCGCTTCTTTCATTGCTTGAGCAAGAACAGCATCACCATTACCTGTCACTGTAATTTGATTTACCACTGTGATATTAACTCCTGATGAAGATGATGTTGTGACTGGTGTTGAAGGCACCTTTCCAGCCAATGAACCAACAAAACCACCAGAAGCATAGCCCTGTGTCGAATTCATCAAGCGATAAAGATTGCCGATCCCTAATTTTGCTGTCGCTTCTTTTGTGAAAACAAACTCACCACCATGAACAACGCCTTTAGGTTCAAACTTTCCGCCATGGCCCGTATATCCGCCATACGCAAAAAGTCCTCCTGGTCCTCCACCAGCATCACCACCGCCAGAAGCTCCGCCCATAAAAAAGCTGGTTCCTGCTTCAATCGCTTTGAAAACCAGCATTTTCATCACCATACGAGTAATGTCAGATATCACAGCATTCGCAAAGTCTTTAAAATTGTCTTTACCAGTTAAAGCAAAATCAGCTAAAGAGTCAGACATATTATTCAAAGCATTAGCGGTTACATTTTTAACGTTTTCCATCACATTGGTAGCAGAATCACTAAAATCTGAAAGTCCCTGATTTAGCCCTTCGACTGGATCTAATTTCATTAACTCCCGTTTTTGTAATTCGGCATCAATTTTTTGCTTTGTAAGTTCAACATTGCGCTGTAAGTTTGCGAGTTCTTTATCTCCTAAATCAACTTTTGCTTGTTGATAAAGCAAATCAACCTGCCTCAAGGCATTTAATCGTTCCTGTTCCGCCCTTGATTTTCCTATTAGAGAGGTTTCAAACTGCATTTGCTCAACTTCTTTACCGCGATCATAAGCAAATTGCGCAACAGAATTAGCACGAGCCATATCATCAATGGCTTTAGCTTTCTCTTTAATAGTTTCGATTGCCTTTGGGTCAATCTTTAATATTTCGTCGAATTTTTCTTTATTCTTTTTGATATCGGCAAGTGCAGAATTATATTCATTAAATGAAGATGTGGTGCCATACAGTTGAATACTCTGTCCATCTGCAATTAATGAAGCTTGTTTTTCTTGTAAATCAGAAAGGAGTTTTGTGTACTGTTTGGCATAATCAATGCTTGATTTTGGCGTTTTAGGTGGTTTGATTTTTTTAGATTGTGAGGCAAGTTGTGCGTCAATTTCAGCCTGTAACGCTTTATCATAGCCTTGCATATCAGGCGTTACTTTTCTACTAGCGAGAACATCCTCAGCGTTCAGTTTAGCTAATGCTTCGCCAGTAGCCTTAGCTTTTTCAATAGCTCGGAGAGAGGCATCTATTGATTTTTGAGCATCAGCAGATACGATGATTAAAGAATTCGCTGAAAACTGTTGTTGCTCTTGAGTGGCTGAGCGAATAGATTGCGCTAAATTATCAAAAGCAGAACCTTGTAGATGAAGTTTACCAATTAATTCATCAGATCTAACCGATGCATCATAAATACGACTTGCATAAAGTGCATAGGCATTAGAAACCATTCCATTTTTTTGAACTTCAGCATCAAGCAATAATGCCATTTTTTTACGTATAACTTCTAATTCTCTATTCTTTGTTTCAAGATCAGCAGTTACTTGGATTTCGTCCTTCCTTGCCTTAACTGCTTCCGCTGAAAATGACTCGTAATCTCCTGTATAATAAAAAGAGATGCCTTTATTTGCTCCACCAAAATCTGATGATTTTTTTAAATCCTCTTGTTTTCTCTTTAGCTCTTCTATTTTTTCAATTTGTGCGTCAAAACTATCAAACAATTTACCTATTGACGCCTGACGCTCTGCGTCACTTAATTTCTTCAATGACTCTGTTGCAACGTCTAATGATTCGGCATACTCAAGAGCCTTTTGCCTTGATTGTTCAGCTTGCTGTTGCCACTCATAATAAGCCATTGCACCTGCTGTCAATAGGCCCGTCGCGATCCCTAATGGACCACCAAGAAAAGCAAGCGCCCCTCCAAATCCACGCCCTAATGTTGAACTGGCTCTTTGTGCTGCATTCAGTCGTTGTATTGCTAACGTTTCGGCATTTGTAGCCGATACAATAATTGAAGATTGCGCTTTCATTCGCATTCTAATACTACTGCGCTGAGCTTCTGTCTGAGCTAATTGAAGTTGTGCTTGCAAAGAACGCATCTCAACACGAGCCAATTCTAACTCTGCTGTCATTTTTGCTTGCGTCGCTTTAGCTGCAATCAGGTCTTGTTGGACTTTTAATTTTGTTGCTGTAGTTTGCGCATAAGTAGCTTGAGTCCATTTTGTTATTTTTATCACAATAGCCGTAACCGCTAATGCTTCTACTACTTTCATTACTTCAGAAAAATTATTAGATAATGCAGATAACCCCATATTTAATAATTGAGTTGCACCAGTACTTTGATTTGTTTCACCAACAAACCTCGTCATTGCAGACTGTAAATTAGTAAAGGATTGGCTAACAGTAGTAATGCTAGTGGCAAACTTTTGATCAACAGAGGCTTTCACTCGTTCTAATGATTCAATAATTTTATCTATCGAGGTTTCACCATCTTGAGCTTTTTGTTTTAACTCTCCCATACTGATCCCCATGCCTTCGGCAATAGCTTGTGCTAAACCGGGGATTTGTTCGATAACAGAGTTTAAATCTTGCCCACGTAACCGACCTGCCGCCAATGCTTGACCAAATTGTGTTAAACCCGTTGCTGCAGCTGCTGCGCTGGTTCCAGAAAGAGAGACGGCTTTAGATACCGTTTCAGTCAGTTCAGCGACTTTTTGCTGGTTAATACCTAATCGTTCTGCATTATCAGAAAAACGCTGATAAACCTGTGCCGTAGCATCCAAAGATTGGTAAGTTTTTTGAGCGATGGTATAGACGTCATTGGTTGCTTTATTTAATTCTTGAGTGCTTTTTGTAACTAACTTCAATCTGTTTTGTAAGTCCGTCCAACCATCGGCATAACTGATCACCTGATGAACAGAAAGTGCGCCTGTCACTACTTTAGCAAAGTTAGCAAATGACGAGGCTGATTTTGCTGTTTGTGATGCCATGCGTTCTTGTTGAACAGTAATAGACTGCAGGCTCACACGAACACTTTGATTAAATCGTTCTGTTTGATGCTGACTACGGTTAATCGCATTGGTGAAACTAGCCGTGTTCAGCGTTAAGTCAATATTTAATGTTCCCAATGCGCCTGCCATAGAAACTCCTTAAAACGATAAAATAAAAGCCCCACTAAGGGGCTAACGATGAGCTAAAACATTCTGAGTCACGCTATCCCACTCTTCAGCTTCTGTGGGCTTTTTCTGCCACATGGGCATGAAGTCAGTTAGTTGAGGCGGGGTAGATTTCGGATCGCAATTCGCTATTGCTAAAAGATGAGCCACTTGTGCTATTCGGTAATCCTCTCGCCATAAACCAAAGGGCTGTTTGCGATAAAAGGCTTCGTATTCACACAAATGGCTTTCTGGCATTTGTTCTATTTCAGAAAGGGTTTTACCTAATGCCAACGACAATATTATTTGGAATTGTCGTCGGTCTGTGAGTTTTTTTCGTTACCTGCCTCCGCATTAAAAACAGCATTAGAGAACCCTTGCCCTAAGCGATTAAGGCCTTTTAGGTCCTCTTCATTTTCAGCATCAAAAAGTAACTCTCCTTTTTCATCACAGAGTTTAAAGGCCAGCATACGTGCCACATCAAACTCGTCATAAACACGGTTCACTGCTTCATTGAATTGATCCGAATCCTCTTCGTCTAAATAAATATCTTGCTCTTCTGCAAGCTTAATCTTTATTTGACGTAATTTTCGCTGAATGTAATTCATGGTGCCAACATCCAGTTCTTTAACATAAAAGGTATTATCTAGATAAGTAAAAGGAGTAATTTTAAGTGCTTGATTTAACACCAACTCACGTAATAATGCGCTTGACATAGTGCCCCTTATTTCGTTTTGCTAAGATTAGTTTTTTGTACAGAAGCTAAAGGAGCATTTAAATAGTCACGACCAGACAATTTAATCGACACACCTGAGTCCATCATCTGTCCAACGCTCCCCTCAATGTTCATCCCTGTTTCTATTGAGCCGAAGTAGAACATGGCGCCTTCATCGCGAGTGAGCACCATTTTTACAGCAAATTTTTCTTTGCTATTTTCATACTTACGTAATAATCGCTGAACAGCGCTAGAGCTATACTGCAAGAAGAACGTTAATTTAATTGAGCCGTATTCAGTGTCACCCGACTCATATTCTTTGCCGTCACTACAAATTGTCGTCACATCAATTTGTTCAGTTGTTGAGCCATCTTTACTGAAGCTTTTTACGGCACAGAAATTATTTGACCATTGAATTCGTTGTGCTTTTGCTTCGGTGAAATCGGTGGGTAATGTTTTCTCGCTCCAATCCACTTCATCACACAACGTCACCTTATCACCTTCAACACTGGCGACAGGAAAACGCCCATCGAGTTCGCCTAAACCTGATAACACAATCATGTCATCAGCTTTTAATTTACTTCCTTCAATGGTGAGCGTGGCAGGAGAGAGTGTCGCAGCAGTAATGCTAACCTCTTCACCTAATCCTGTTTGAACAAACAGCTTCGTGCCAAGGAAGGGAGTTGCTTTATGACTTTTTTGCTTTGCCATATCAATATCCTATTTATCTGATGAGATAATAAATTCCAGAATGAGCCGATGTAATTTGACATCGGGTTCGTATTCGAAAAACGTGTTAATGCGTTGAGAAAAAGGAATGCTTTCAGTCATAACTGAGTTTATTTTCTTACGCATTACGGTGAGGTTTTTTGGGTTAGAGTCGTACACATCGAGCTGGACGCGATAATCATCAAGATCCATCTCAGCAAGCGCGTTATTCGGTGTGATACTGGAAAATTGGATCACTATAGCGGGGTAAACCAATTTACCTTCAGGCAATACCTGAAAAAAAACCCTTTCATCGACTAGCGGTGAAAGGGCTTCCTTTAATTGATAAATCATATTATTACCTTGTTTTCTCAATTTCCTCTTTTAACGTTTGAACAATCACTTTTGCGGTGGCTTCTTTTTTAGCTTCAAAACCCGGTCTCATAAAAGGTTGAGCCGGCATCTTTGAAGTACCAAACTCAACAAACCACCAATAAAAGGGATCATTCGGATTCAATGCTGCACTTTTTCCTGTGGCTTGTTTGAATGCAGTGATTTTTTTATCCGGTAAAGACTTTATCCAGATACGTGTTTTTGTTTGCCCGTTACGCTGTACCTTTGTTTTAGAGCGAACGTTACGTTTAATCGTCCCCTTGCGTCGATGTGGAACATCTTCTTTTAAAATAGGGACACGGCTCTTAATTTCCTTTTTTAATGTCGATGCCCCTGCATTCATTGCTTTGCGTGCGCTACGGTTTCTAACTTTGCGCGCAACTTCTTGCATTTTTCGTTGTATTTCAGGCAATCCACTGATTTTAATCTCACCCATCATTAACTCCTTCCTTGCACATCAGTTGTAGCTCTCTGTGTTGCTCTTTCGGATCAATAATTGAGATGATATCGAATACCCTTTCACCATAAACGACACGCATTGACGTGTTTATTCCTGACACATAACGAATAAGAATACGTGTGCTGGCTTCACTTTGGACTTGCTGTGCCTGAAAGTATTCACGCCCCTGATAAGGTGCAATAGATGCTCGTATTTTTGGTAAGAAATCCTCCCAAATTACTTCATTACCGCTAATTGCATCGGGTGCTAATGTTGGTTTTTGTATTTTTATATTATGACGTAATCGACCAGGATTCATTCAGCACCTCGCCAATTCCGATATTGAAATAACAACCGTTCTACCGCTTTATTTTCATATAATTGAATTTCACTTTGACTAGTTCTATGTTCAAACATATCTCCGAGCACTAAGAGCATGGCCGACTTAACTGGATGAGGAATATCTTCAGGTAATTTCCATGCTGGCTCATCACACCATCTCAAACAATAATCGAGAGCACTTTGAGCATAGAATGTAATTTGTTCATCGCGATCATTATCGTCATACTCAATATGTTGTTTTAACAATGGAAGTGAGACTACATCTAAGATATCCATAAGCAATATTAGGGAGAGTTGCCTCCCCCTGCCTGTTATTTATTTTGTTGACTTACCTTCCGCTGTTGCAAAAGAGCCTTTGATAAGTGCTTGTGGGCGATAGTGTGCTAACGCTAGACGTTCTTCACATAAAATAGTCAGCATATTTTTCACAAAGTTGTTGCGATCTTCACGACTCACTTCAATGGTTGCATCCATACGATCCCAAACTTGAGAAGCTAAATCGAATGCACCGACAGTAAATTCACCTTGTGTTTGTGCTTTTGTTGGTACAACTGGTAATCCCCACATGACATTTGAAGTAAATGCTTGAGGACCACCAAAAATATAACGCCCTTCTTTATCTTTCATTAGTGCAATGGTATGCCAGTCACGAGGGTTTAAAATAATTCCTGATGCACTAAACTCAGATTCTGTTACCTGATAAATAGCGTGGGCGATTAAGTCAGCTTGCGTGTCCCCAGTGGCATTTAGCGTGATGTCGTACGCAGTTGCGACTTGGTTAACACCTGTCAGGTTATCAGCTGAACCATCACCATTAAGTAGTTGATTTTCTTCAACTAATGCTAAACCGTATAATAAACGAGTGTTCAGGTAAGACTGCAGTTGTGCCGCATCGTCCATAACTTGGCGTGACGCTTGGATCCAGTGCGCGATAGTGATCACGTTAGTGGTTTGCTTTTCAAAAGTCAGGTCAGATTCAGGCTTTTGAGCCTTTTCTTTCACAGGAGCAGCGTTATTGGTAAATAGTTTTTCGCGAACATATTCTAGTGAATTACTAGAAATACGACCTTGCGCTAATAAATCACGAACAACGAGACGACGCATACCTGGCATGACAATACCAGGCACTTGCATCGGTTGGATTAACGGCCCCGCTGAACCTGCATCACTACCCAGTGACTTATTGAATGTTTTCACTTCATAAGACCCTGCACTACCATTCCACGACTTAATAAGCTCTTCTGATGCTCGTTCTGAGAAATCCTTTTTAGCATTTGGGTCATCAGCACTTGTCGCACCTTTTTGCTCTAAATCAAACAGGCGTTCACCCGCTTTTTTTAGTTCTTCTTGCACGGTTGTTAAATCAGTCTGTAATTGCTTTGAAATGGTTCCCGTTTCTTCAATTTGCTTTTTCTGCTCATCAAATAACTCTTTAACTTTAGTTTGTGAGTCTTCGATGGCTTTTTGAATTTGGGTTAAATCAGACATAATTTATCCTTTCAGATTAAATGAATTAATTTGGTTAATAATGGAATCTACTTGAGATTTTTGAGTGCCATCGGACTCACTCCGAATAGCTGATTTGAAGCGGGAGATGAAGCCAATCGCTTCTGATTTTGACAGACCTACTGACTCTCTCAGCCAATCTTCAATATCACGAATAGTGGATAGTCCATCGACACTTTTTAGTGACGAAACTTGAGCCTGTTCATTTGCAGGGAAAGTACAAATACTGATTTCCCGTAGCATAGAAATATTTTTAAAAATACGTCCAGAGGAAGTCACATCAAAATCCTCACGAACGCAACCAAAACCAACTGACATACCTTCCACGGTACCGTGTTTCATTGCTGCTTTTAAATCTTGAGCGCCACTATGACCGGGTGTCAGTTGCCCTCGAACAAGCAATCCTTTTGAGTCCTCTTCCATGTGTTCCCATTTACCTACTGGTAATTCCCATGCTCTATGGTTATAGAACATGGCTACTTTACGCTTCTGGTTTGCTAAAACGCCCTTAAAGCACCGGGCAAAATAATATCTCCATCTGAATCGGTATTACTGAATACAGATGCATACCCTTCAAAAATTCCTTGGGTTCCATCACCGGTGAATTTAATCTCTGCATCATCAAAGGCGAGTGTTTTTCTAATGTCGGACATTTTGCCCCCATAAATAATTAAGCCCCACTTTCGTGAGGCTCTTTGCTAAGTTGATTTATTGGTAAATATTGCGCTTGTCGGTATGCAACATCCCCTCCTTCAAGTGGCGGGTAGTTATCGAGCCGTCTCATTTCATTAATAGTTCTTAGACCTGATTCTCCCATCGCTTTCATGAAGGTCGCACGAGAAGTAGAATCCCCTCTCAATAGCCCATCAAGATTATGCTCTGCATGGTATTTACCAATATCACTCGGTTTTAGAAGCCATCTTGAAACACAATTTTCCCATCGAGAGATATAGGGTTGTAAGGTATATTGAAGAAACCCTAAGTTTTGCTGTTCAATACCAGTTCCCCAGCTCGTTGACTTTTCAACATCACCAACTAAATGAGGGGGGACACCAAAGAAACGAGCTAACTCACTGACTTGAAACTTACGCGATGCCATTGTTTCTGCATCTTGAGGGCTAACACCAATATCTTCGGCTTTAAGCCCTCCCTCCAATATCCACAATCGTTTTTTAACGGGACCACCTGCGATTTCTTTGAAATTCTCTTCAAGTTGGCCACGTTGCTCTTTATTTAATACCTTATCACCCGTTGTCAGGATTTTAGGGGACTTCGCTCCATTGGCATAAAATTCACGCTGTTGATCTTCCATCGCAACTGCCGTACTTGCTGTCTTACACGCATACGCAATGGGTGACAACCCTACCAACCCATTAAAACCAAACCCTTTTAAGTGAAAAATTTCGTGTTGTTTAAATTTCGCAAATTCATGATCTCGCTGATATTTATAAATAACACTTTTCCCCTCCATGCGGACATCCATATTGGCAGACAACAAAGGAAGCAAACTGATCACGTCACCAAATTTATTTCGCTCAATCAGTGCGAAAGCATTACCATAAAAGCAAAGCTGCATGGTCATTGCCTCTCGAAATTCCTGAGCAGTCATATATTGATTGGGTGAATATCGTAGTAATCGAGCCAATGGGTTACTTAAATCAACTTTGCTTCTATTTCCTTGCTTATCCGTTTCAAAAACATCCAATGGCAAGCAGGCAGTTAACGTCGAAATCAAGCTAACACAACGCCAAACCGTTGATATTTGTAATATTCTCTCATCATTTACAGAGGAATCACCAAGTGATCCTTGTGCAGAAATAACGCCTGATTGTGAACCTTGTTCAGGTGTTACGAGCCTTCCACCAACAAAGAAAGAAGCCAGACGCGCAAACCAACCATGATTAGTGCGCAAATCTATTGAATATTGTTTATCTGTCATCACATACTCAGAGGGTTAGAGAAGAAATCATCAAGGTTACCATCATCAGTAACCTCACCTTCAGCAGTACCAATTGCCATGGCTGATGCAACAACACCATCAATTCGTCCGGTACTTTTCTTTTTAGCAAAAATACGATTTTCTTTTTGATCAGCTTCTAAAACAGCAGAAGCTGCATTCCATCTCAAACAAGGATTCGCATGAATAACTAATTTTTCATCATCTATAAGTTCTTCAAATAATTCTATTGAGTGAGGCATCCATAATCCTGAGTCCTTAGCTTTGTAATATCCCTGCCCATGAGGAATAAGAGGCACAGTAACTGAAGCTTCATCTAGCTCAGGCTCAAGATATTTAATACGATATTGGTCAAATCCAATTGCAAGCAAATTAACGTGGTGAGTTATTTCAGAGAGACGCTCTGCAACAAATTCATATTTAACTGCTTTACCCGGTGTTGTATGAACAAAGCTTTGTCTAACCCATGCATCATAAGGAACCCGGTCAGTTTTAGCTCTTTCCAATAAAGTGTCTTTGGGTGTCCAAAATTCAACATATAGGTGTTTGATGCGAGGAAAATAGAGCGCGAGCGCAGTTAAGTCTCGTGTTCCTGATAAGTCTAATCCGCCATAGCATTCTTCACCTTGTAGATCTTCCAAAGTAAAGAGTTTCTCTCTATTCATCCATGTGTCACCATTGATCCACGGATTATCTGCATCTACCCATTGGCAAAAGTTAAGACGCCGAACAATGCTTTCTTTTGCTGGCATGCCTTGGGCTTGTGTGACTTGCTCACGTAAATAGCGATCCGTGAAGGTATAACCTAGAGAAGGATTTGCTTTTCCCCAACACGATTCATCTTTAAACGGGTCGTCGCCTTCATCAAGAGAACAGATATAAGAAAAGAAACTGTCATCTTCAATGGTGCTTTCAGCAACTTTTCGTCCGTACTCATGGTAGTCATAACATACGCTTGTTTTATCATGACCACTGTTTGTGATCATGAATATCAGTGCCTGTCGCCTACCTTTTGTACCCGCACGCATCATTTCAACAGCAGTGTTATTTCGATGCTCATGAATTTCGTCGATAAGGGCGCAGTGTGGTCGAGGGCCTGATTGCCCATCATCAGAACTAATTGGCCTAAAGAATGAGCCTGTCTTTAAAAAAGCCAAATTCCACTCTTTGCCAGCACCGCCTGATTTAGTGATACGCTGACTAAGCGCAGGTGACTGATCAACCATTGCCACTGCATCACGAAACAAGATCATGGCTTGGTCTTTCTTTGTTGCTGCTGCATAAACTTCAGCACGAGGCTCACCATCAGCGACTAAGCAATAAAGACCAACACCACCCGCTAATGGAGACTTGCCTGAGCCTTTTCCTGACTCAACATACGCCATGCGAAATCGACGTGTACCATCTTCCATTTTCCACCCAAAGATGGAGCCGATGACAAAACATTGCCAAGGCAATAGGATAAATGGCTTCCCTTCATGCTCACCACCATTAAGCTTTAACACCTTTGCAAAAAATCCAATGGCGCGCTGTACAGCATCAACATCCCAGACTAAACCACGCTTTTTAGCTTCATTTAGATCTTTGAGATGCCTTGCGCAAGAATTTCTGATGTCAGGGCCAGCCAGTATCTTTCCACTATTAACGTCTTGAGCATATTGAGTTGCAGGATCAACCGAAGTATTGGTTGAGTGGGTCTTCCTCTTCTTCTCCACCATCTACTTTCACCTTTGAGCGAGATGCTGGCGTTAAACCAAACTCGACTAAATAACTTTTGAAACGTCGATCCGCATCAGCCAGCATCGCCACTGCGGGATTCGCTTTAATTAAAAAATCCCCTAATTGGGTTTTTGTTGTATATGTTCGACCTTCAATGGCGATGGTGTCTCGCAACTGAAGAATATCGGCATAAATATCACACAGCCTTTCTAACGCAAATACGTCAGCAATAGTCAGAACGCCCATCCCATCCAACAATAGCGTTAACTTTACCCATGCCATTTTTCCCCAGTCCGTCAAATGTTCAGGTGGGCTTGGAATTTCACGTTTAGGTTGGGGTTCTTTATCGTTAAGTTTTCTTTTCCCCGGATTACCGGTGACCACCTTCAAGTGGGTCGGTTTCGGGCGTCGTCCTGCCATCGGAACCTCCCAGAAAAAAACTTTTCATTTCGCGGTTGTGCACACAAATGACGGGGCTAGGTAATCCAAACAAAAAGATTTGAACTTTTTACCCGCCCCCACCGTTATAATTACAATTGATATTACTTTACTTATTCCAGTGAGAGTTAGGATCAAGGGGAATGCCGTCAGCATTACAACCAACAACTTTTCCACTCTTTTCCATTCGCTGTTTTGTTGAGTTGTGGTGAAGGTCACATAAGCTCTGAAAGTTCTTCTTATCCCAGAATAGGGCTTGTGCTTTTGTGATGAGCGCCTTATCACCAGATTGGATTGCATCTCTAAGTCGATGCGGAATAATATGGTCAACAACAGTTGCTGCAGTAATACGACCTTGCTCTTGACACATAACACAGAGCGGGTTCTCATTAAGAAAAGCTAATCGCACTTTAGCCCAGCGACCACCATAGACATTGCGTTTTTTCATTTTTTTCATTCCATTACAAATTTTCCGCAATAAAAAAGCCACCAGCGGTTAACTGATGGCTATCTGTATACACCAATCAATGAATGACGTTTGTAGATGATGTCTCTCCATCGTCACGTCCTTTCTTCTACCTACAGCTGACGTTGCTGATAATGACCGAAAATAGCTAAGGCGGTGGTATTCATTGTTTTTGACTCTCACTATGCGCTATCTGTCGAGAATAAAACAGGTCATGGCTAACATAGGAAACAGCGACAATGCGGCGCTTTCTGTTTCAAAAAGATATATAAATATATTTATGTTTTTTCAGCCCTATAATCTCTCTTACAGTTTTTTTTCATCAAAATCTACTGCCCCCCTAACCCAGTACAAATGACGAGCAGTCACTATTATCTAAATAGATATCTGGAGTATTTATGCTCATGTCATTAGTACATGTCCGTGATATCAACTTGTTTACATGATCCATCAGCGAGTAAAAGTGCGACTAACTTTTGATTACACATCGTTATTTATTCCATTGGGAGTTCAGATAGAGTGGAATACTATCTACCTCTAAAGAGGCACTTACATCAAATAGATACTATATGACATATTACAATTAAATATATTTTTTAATCTACTAATATAACAGAAATACAATATATTCTATTGCATAAAGAAATAATAATTATATAATTGGAAATGATTGATATTTACTTTTTGCTTCATTTTAACCGCCCTATGAACATTAAATCATAGGGTTATTTTTTATCTTACGTCTATTAATCAAATAAAAATAAATAATTAAACACAATAAACTAGCATATATATTTACTTTAGTTATAATAATAAGTCTAACTATACCCATATGAAACAATATATTGTTAGTATTGCCCAGCCTCCCATGCTGGGCTTTTTTTATTCTTTCGGAATGCTTTTATCCAGTTCTTCACGGAATTTAACTGGATTATCTGAACCTTCTACTGCCATGATATTTCTCCATTAAAAAGCCCCGCTATTGCGAGGCGATTGTTTTCTAAAAACTTACGTTGATTATTAACAGATTGGCTTAGTGGATATTGGTAATCTATTGTTTTCACACATACCAGTGAAAGCCCTGAGGAAGCCCAAAATCACAGGGTTATTTTTATCTTGCGTTGTTTATTTAGGTAGGAGATGGGTTAATCAGAATTATCAATCTGGTATATATACTTACTTAAGCTATACTAAGCAAATATCACTATACTTTAATTGATATATTGTTAGTTTGCCCATGCACCCATGCTGGGCTTTTTTTTGTTTACACACTCCACTCTAATGTAATCCTGCAACCCTTCAATTATTTGCTCTGACTCTGCAATTCGCTCTCTGAGTAACCAATAATTTCGGATAGCGGTGTCAGTAGGTCGGGCGGTGGTTGCATTAGCCATGCTGGTGGTGGGATTACTGGTGCTCTCTGGACAGTTGGCTTTGATGTACACCCGTTCAGGATTGCGCTCAGCACTAACACGCAACCTATCAATTTCATTCCTTGCACTGGCTAACTCCTGTGAGTGACGAATATCGAGTTGATTTAGTCTAGTTATACGGGCTTGATAGTCTTTGTTGATTTCGACTTGCTGAGATAACTGATTGGTTGCTGTGTTGTAATCTTTGCTCAGTTTGCCGTAGTCATCTATTACCCACCATAGCCAGAATGCAGATATTGCCAGTAGTCCAGCTAATACCTTAGTTAGCGTGCTCATGCGGGATATGTCTTATGGGTTAATTGGAAATGAGGGCCATCTTTAAATGTTTTCCAGTTACCGCCCCATTCGATATCGACGCTTAACTCTTTCGCTGCTTGCATCATGGCATCAGCTACTTTTTTAAAGTATGACCAATCGCTCCAAGGGATCTGATTATTTACCAGCGGAGCACAATCAACAGCGTGGCCAGTTAAGTGACGACTATTCATCGTTTGGCTTTTACCGCTTGCAACTAATTGTCGTTGGCGGGCTTCATTGCGCTTACCTTCAATCACCATAAAATCAATATCGGTAATTTCTAATGCTCGATGTACTACCTTAACCAAATCAGGATGAACGCCACGGAGGTTTTCTTCACTACGTCTGCTTAATCTAAACTTACTCACTTCCTGCCTCCTGTAAATTTATCCCAGAAGAAGTCCAATGCTAAAGAGCCGGCAGAACCACATAAGCCAGCCGTAAATAACGTGTAGTAGAATGAGGCGTTAAGCTCTATTGATATAAGACCGCCCATCATTCCAGCAAAGCCAGATACGAACATTTGCATAATTGCTCCTACCCAACTCCACCGATAACCGTTACGTTTATTGTCAATAATGTATCTAGCTAATCCACCGTATAGGGAGATAGCGAATATGACACCCCATGCGGTGGCACTGAATTTGTCTTTCTCGTCCATTCGTGTCATACCGCCTCCTTTTTGGAGGAATTAGTTAATAGAACGCCGACTCACAGCTCTTGTGTGAATGTGAGGTGTTGTGATTGATTCTGTGGTCGGCATAAGTGAGGCTCCTTTCGGGATTCGAACCCAAGCCGTCCATCCGAAGATAGCCGTTCTACCATATTGAAACTAAAGGAGCATATACGAAACCATTTCGGTGATATCAACAAAATGGTAGAAATAAAAAAAGCCACCGAAATGACCTTACTGGCAAGCTTTTCTGCCTCTGGAAATAACCCGAACAGTATCACCTGTTACTGTCGTAATGTAAGCATGATCTGTACGCTTAATATCAAATGAAGGGATAGCATCTTTCTTTGTGTGTTCAACCCGCGCCAAGATATCTTTATTTTCTGATTCTGGGTAAAACTCTAGGCGGTACATTTCTCCTAAGCAGTGGACTTCTTCCACTTTACGACCTTCACGTTCAGTAATTAATTTAAGTGCGTACATAATTTCGTTCCTTATTTTAGATAATAAAAAAGACCGCCTAGGCGATCTTTAATTAACTCACACACTTTTATTTATGATCTATGGCATGCCTGACAGCACCAATAACAACCATCCGCAGTTTTATAACCTTTAGCCTTTGCTTGAGCAACAGCCTGTGTGCAATTAGAAAATAATCCTAAATACTCTCTATTTAATATAGTAGGTAGGTAAATGACTACAACCTTCTTTATGCACTTCATAATCTCCATGGTTGTCAGTGGATGTGTGAACATAATAACGATACATAAATACCTCCTGTTTTTGTGTACACAAAGAGATAATATGTTAATTAGTTAAATTATACTTACTATTAGATCACATACTACTGAGCCATTCGAGTTCATAGTGGTTTTATTGTGGTTTTTTCATGCATTCAGAGCAAAGAACCACCATACCAGAAGTGACTCTTTTTGCTTCTTGGATAGCATTATATTCTCCAAAATAGTATCCAAGATAAAATCGTCTCTCGGTTAAAAGAACTTTTTTACAAGCGTCTTTATGTAATGTGAACCCTATACCATTTATTGCGTTTGTTAAATAGTAGTCCATCGCTCATTCCATGTTTAGTTTCATTATTATGTTTTTTAAAATTAGCAAAAGAATTATAACGATACAACCGATAACACCATTAATACTTACCCACAAAGATAAGTATTACACAAATAACAAAAACCTCGCCAAACGAGGTTTTGAAAAAACTATCAATAATCTCACGATATATAGAGTCTTATGAGTAATAACGTTTTCAGTCTGTGGGATTAATATTTCCAGACTTCTTGAGCAATCTCTTTTACTAATGCAATTTTATCCCATTGTTGCTCTTCAGTTAATGCATTCCCTTCTTCAGTTGATGCAAATCCACATTGAGTACTTAAACATAGTCGATCTAATGGTACGAACTTACTAGCTTCATAGATTCGCTCTATTACTTTTTGTTTACTCTCTAACTCTCCAGTTTTTGAAGAAATTAATCCCAGAACAACTTTTTTATTGCCTGAAACATAAGATAACGGGGAGAAATCACCAGCTCTATCTGTATCAAACTCTAAATAATATGCTGATACATTTTCTCTTCCAAAAAGGATCTCAGCAATCGGTCCATAGCCACCACTAGCTGCCCATGTAGAGCGATAATTACCTCGGCAAACATGCGTTGTTAACACTAAATCTGATGGTGCGTTTTTAATAGCTTCATTATTCAAATAAACAAGCGTTTCCGCTAATGAGTTTATATCATTGCTTATTACAGTATGATCTGAATGGCATGAGCAACTATTTACACTTTCGCTCTCAGCAATACCTGAGTTGTGATATCGAGAATCAACCATCATGCCCCAAGTACAATCATCTAATTGCAAATTACGACACCCTACAAGATATAACTCTTTTATGAACTCTTGATAAGCACCAATAATATCGTTAATTAACTCATCTTTTGAAGAATAAATTACATTAGTGCTATCTAAATTCTCTGGCCGATAAAGCTCTTTGAAAAATTGAGCTGGTGCTGGGATCGTTAAACGAGGAACAATATTATCTTCAGCAAATTTCAACAAAAATGAAAAATGTTCAATAAAAGGGTGGTTATTTCCAGAGATTTTCCCTGTTAATCGAGCCGTCTCTGGACGAGTTTCAATACCATCGAATGAATATCCTTTAGATAAAAAGGCTTTTTCAACGCCGTTTAATCCCCACATAAAGTCTAAATGCCACCAGCTACGACGAAACTCACCATCGGTAATAACATGTAATCCGGCTTTTTTCTGCTTTTCTACTAACTCAATGATTGCTTTATCTTCTATTTTTTTTAATTCATGGCTAGAAATAGTGCCATTAGCATAATCGCTACGCGCTTTATGTAGATATTCAGGTCGAAGGTAACTACCAACGACATCAGCTTTAAATGGAGGGATGTTAGTGCTCATTCAATATATCCTATATTTTCTTATTAAGAATTTTGCTACCAAACATAGCATTAATAAAAAAAATGGATATTGAAACTATTTCATATTTAATATGAAGCTATTTCATTTTAAAAATTAAAAGCGCAGACAAAGAGAATAACCAATAAAAACACAAAACCTCACTTTAAATGAGGTTCATAAGCTAGTTGACCTTGATGTCAGTCTTATCACAATATCATCATTTTTACGTACGTAAAGTTTTTATATGATTTTTTCTACATATCGATCCATCTCTAATGGAACATCTAGCATCATTAACATACCTTCTATTATTCCTTCTGCCTTTTGTAATTTTTTACCTATATGCCCATCAGAACAATTGTGCTTGTTAGCAAGTTGCATAAATGTCATTCCGAATAAGTAATAATCAAGCAATAGATCATGCATATCACTATTCTTTTTATTCAATTGCGCCATACAACTAGAAATAATTATTGCATCGTCTTCACAGCATTGAGGACGAGCTTTAACCTTGCTTGGTATTAATCCACTAAATCCCGCAGCAATCGAATACCATTGAACCGACTCTGTATTATCTGCCGACCATGCACCCCATCTTTCTAATACCTGTTGTATATCACGCATTACGCCACTTCCTTATGTTGTCTTGAAAATACTAACTCTCTTACCTCACAAGCTTCTGTTAGCATGTCATTAAAATCACCATTATCAGGCCATCTCACACTGACCGTTTCTACATCATTATTAGAAAGTAGGTTTTTATGTGCACACTCCATAGCGGCCGCATGACCTGCCGCATTCCAATCCATATCTGTAAAAATAACAAGATGCGTAACACCCTTCGGTGCTTTGAATTTTTTCATGAAGTTAGTATTAATGACCGACCAAGTATTTACACCATAGAGTTGCTTACAGGAAAGTGCCGTCTCGATACCTTCAGCTATGCCAAGTGTGGTATCGACAGGAAACATTCTTATCGCGACAGATTCTGCATACTCTAAATAGTTATCTTCCTGCACCGCGGTCATTTTCTTCACAACATCAAGAGGGGCTTTTTTGTCTCCTTGTAAATATGTTCTATGTAAATAACAAAGTTGCCCTTTAGCATCAGTAGCTAGTGACCAAATAGCTTGAAATTTGTCAAAACTATTACGAACAGGTTGATGATCACAATAACGGACATTATCTGCTGGTAATTCAAAAACTCCTCGATTCTGCAAATACTGCATGGCGGGTGTGTTTTTCAGTATGGGTAGTTTGGAATAACAGCCAGTGATGCGTTGGAATAAATTATTCTTATTTATTTTAGTTGGCAAAATAGCTTCTTTTTCTCGCTGATTACCAATCAATACATCAATTTCATCTGCTAATGTTTTAAAGTCTTTACCTTGTGTTCTTTCCAGTAATTGAAAGCCATTACCCGAACCACATGTACAGATGTAAGTTCCTCGCCCGTCTTTATCATCAATACGGAATTTTCCTTTTTGTCCGCAGATAGGGCACTTTCCTTTAAAGTGCTTACGCCCCGTTATAGGAGGTAATCCATAATGTGCAAATATTTTTGCCCATAGCCCTTTTACGGCATCAATTGTATTCACAGTAAACCTCCTTGCTGTGGCTGGTGGCTAATTTGAGTGCGTAATTTTTGAATATTGACTTGCGCCTTCTTGCGAGATTTAGCAAAGGCGATTTGTTTATATTTAATAAAGTTGCTCACTTCAGGTGTGATTTCTTGTGGCGTGTCATGAAAACCTTGTGGCCATACGCCAAATTTATCTTTGAAGGTATTAGAAACCCAGCCGTCACTAATCGGCTTACCCTGTGTCGCACGTTGATTCTGGTAGTATTTCAATTGAGACCACCAGCTTTGCTTGTCTTTTTGGGTGTAAGTGCGCTCTTTTTTATTCAACTTTTTGATGTTTCGGCTAGTATCAACATCAATATCTTCACCGACTAAAGGTTTGAATCCGCATTTAGGGCAAACATAAACACCTGCTGGTTTCATGTAATGGCAAGAGGAACATTCTTTCGGTTTCTTCTCTCGTTTTTCTTGCTCTCGGCTAGACGAAGATTCACTCATACCGTCGTTTTTGGTAGGTAGTTCGTCATACTCAATGTCATCTGGATAACCTAAGCGGTGAACAGAACCGGAGTGATCGAAAATAAGGCAAGTTTCTTTCCCTGGCGCAGTACGCAATCCTCTACCAATAGCCTGACACCAACGAATTTCTGATTTAGTTGGACGAGCGTAAATAATGCAACGAACATCACTATCAAAGCCGGCAATCAATGTTCCCACACTTACAAGCACCTTAGTCGCGCCTTGCTCAAACCGATGAATAATGATCTGACGCTCATCATGTGGCGTATCTGCGGTGATCACCTCAGCATTGACACCTGCACGATTAAACTCGACGGTGACAAAATTGGCATGACTGACTGTGACGCAAAAGCAAATCGTAGGTAGATTTCGACCATTCACCAACCAGTTATCAACAATATCCCCCACCAAGTCCGCACCACTCATGATTTCAGCAATCTCAGCTTCTTTGTAATCACTACCGAACTCTGCGTTGCTGGACGATTTCACTTTTGATAAATCGGGTTTAGTCGGCGCATAGAACTCGTATGAGCTTAAATCACCACGCTTGATCAACTCTTTCATCGTGGTTGGCTTAATCAATGTCTCGTAGTAATGACCAAGAAATGGCGCAAACGGTGTGCCAGACAAACCAATTACCTTGAATTCACTTTCACTGATCACTTCTAATATTTTCTTACGGCGTAAATGTGCCTCATCGATAATGAGTAAATCGATGTTGTCTGGAAAATCTCTACGAATAACGGTATCTGCTGACGCTATCTGAATAAAACGGGTCGGATCGTAATTAGGATGATCGCGCCATACATAGCTAATCTCTTCGGCTGGCAACCCATACTCAATAAAACGGCTGGCTGTTTGATCAATCAAAATGGTGTAAGGAACAAGAAACATCACTCTCATTCCACGCTGAATATGTCCGTCAGTAATAAACGCGGCTAATGCCGTTTTTCCGCTTCCTGTTGGGCTATAAATCATGAATGTTCTATTTTGCTTCCATGCCTGACGTAACATCGTCAATCCGCGTTCCTGTGCAAAATTTGGTGTGATTGTTAACATCGGTTTCCTCATCTAATAATTAGCACTGCCAAAGGAAGGGATTTATTTTTATCTGGACGTCTAAACGGCTGTTGGCTTTTTAACTCCTATAGAGATCTATATTTAAGATCTACTCACTCCCTTGGCTGTGCCTTCCCTAACACCCCTTTCAAAGATCACCCCCCTTTCCCCCCTAGAAAGTTTTCCCCTCTTCCCCAGAAAACAACCTAGACGGCTAAACGTCTTAACCTCCAATAACTCCTAAACCTAATTACTGCTAAATCGATAACGGCTTTGCTGTATACCCTTGCATTGCTCTCTGATAACGCTTTATGAACTCTCTTAATCTGACGTTAGCTTCATGACGAGCTTTGTTGTCTTTACGGTAGGGAACTTGTTCTCGTTCCCATTCCGTTTGATACACTTCTGAATATTTAACTAATGCCTTCTGTCTCATGCTTGGGCTTAACTTCGTAAGTTGTTCCTGAATCCACTTAGCATCATCATGGAAGTAATATTCAGGCATCGGCATGTTGATTTGGTGCATGATTTAATCGCTCATGTGTATATGGGATTTCAGGGTCGTAATGGCAGAGAATTGCCACATCTTCAGGAACACCACGCCACTTCCATTTACCAACGCCTTGACTACTACGAGCCTTCCCTTTTAACGGATAAGCTTTGCCTATCGCAGCATTCGTTTTATGAATGCCTTTTAAGATTTCATATAAATTCATAATTTATCCTTGAAAGTTTTCTTTCGTTAAATCATATTAAAAAGAAAGTTAAGTTTCAATTCTTTTTGATATATTAGTTTCGGAATAACTTTTTGAGGCGAAAAAATGAGTACATTTGGAGAAAGATTGCTTGAGCGGCGAACTGAGCTGGGTATGTCGCAAGATGACCTTGCAAAATTAACAGGTGTGTCGAGAGTAACAATTAGTAAAATTGAACTCGGTGAATCTCAAGACACAAGATCAGCAAATCTTTTCAAGATTGCAGCAGCGATGAAATGTTCACCAAAATGGTTACTTCATGGGAAAGAACCAAAGCAGGAAGTTACTGAGCAATTTGATAGAAATGTATCAAACCCAAGGCCATACAAACCGTCCCCCAAATATCCAGTATTGAGCATGGTTCAAGCAGGGAATTGGAATGAGGCTTGCGAGCCATATACACTAGATCAAATAGATGAATGGTATGAATCAGAGGTCAAAGTACATGGCTCTGCATTCTGGCTACGGGTGGAGGGCGATTCAATGACTGCCCCTATTGGGATTAGTATTCCTGAAGGCTCGCTTGTGCTTGTTGATACAGGTAGAGAACCTATAAATGGAAGCTTAGTGATTGCTAAACTGACTGATACCAATGAAGCTACTTTTAAAAAACTAGTAATAGATGGAAGTAGTCATTTTCTCAAGGGTTTAAACCCAGCATGGCCAATGATATCGATTAATGGTAATTGTAAAATTATCGGCGTCGTGGTTCAAATGATGATGCGTTTCGTATGATACATTGAACTTTCAAAACAAACTGCTGTATTTGATTCTTATCGCTCAAACTCAGGGCATCCGTGCCCTTTGTTCGTTTTTTGAAAGCTACAATCCCAACCTTGTCCGAAGATATCCGAATTACTAAAAGAATCCTTGCAAGACTTCTCTTGAGCTCCCTAAAAAACAAGATATACTGTTTTTATATACAGTGTTTATTCCCTGTGTAAATTAACAGATAACATAAATAGGTCCAAACTGCTATGATCAAAAAAATTGTCAACTTTTTACTGAAAGGTTATAGCATGGAACCTATTGATATAAAGGCTCATCCTGACCTACTGGAAAAAATATCTAAAGAAACGCCAGTAAAGGCATTGGCGGAACTAATTTGGAATGGGTTTGATGCTAAGGCTAAAAATGTCCATGTAAAAATTTATAATAATGACTTGGGTTCTATAGACTCAATAGAGGTAATGGATACTGGTGATGGTATCGTTTTTGAGAAGCTAGACGATCTATTTGGTGACCTTGGCGGTTCGTGGAAAAAAAGTGCAAAAAAATCAGGGGAAGATTATCTACATGGAGAAAATGGGCAGGGTAGATTTAAGTCTTTTTCATTGGGAGGGCTTGTTGAGTGGGATACCAATTATATAGATGGTGACGACAGTTATAACTATAAAATTAAGTCAGATGTTAATGAGTTGCTCAGAGCGCATAAAACTGAAAAAACTAAAAATAAAGTAAAGAAGAAAGGGACTACGGTCACAATTAGCAATGTAACTAAAGAAGCAAGCATATTAAACACCGAGATTAAGGTGAAGCTTGCTGAAATATTTTGCATGTATTTATCAAAGTATAAAGATAAAAAGCTATTTTTTAAGGATGAAGAAATAACGCCTGATTTGGTACAAAAAAGTGTTAAAAAAATCAATATGGGCGATGTCTATGTTAGTGAAGATTTGACAATAGAGTTAGTAATAAACATAGTTGAATGGAAGGAAAGCATAAAATCCTGCAAGCAGGTAAATTATTGTAATAAAAATGGATTTACTCTATACGAAGAAAAAATAACTAAAAAATTACCTGCCGTAATCTCTAATTTTACAGTGTTTGCAGAGTCTGACTATTTTGATGAATGCAAAGACAATGGCACGCTACAAGAAATAGATCTGTCAGATGAGCTTACGGCAATAAGAAGAATCATTACAGATAAAACTTTAGATTATTTTTTAGAGTTAAAGTCCATAGAAAGAAGTAAAGTTGTTAGCTCTTGGGTTGATGAAAACATATATCCATATGAAAACGTTAATACTTTCAATCCTGTCCTAGAGGCTGAAAAAAAAGTATTCGATATATTGGCAGTAAATGTTCAGACGTATTTAAAAAAGTTTGAAAAATCGGATAATAAAACTAAAAAATTTACTTTTAAGTTATTGAAGCAGGCTCTTGAATCTAATCCAGAGTCAGTCCAGAAGATAGTTAATGATGTTTTGGAATTATCCCAAGAAGAGCAGGACGATTTAGCTAACCTACTAGAAAAAACTACATTTTCATCTATTATTAGCGCTTCAAAATCTGTTACAGATAGGCTTGATTTTATTCATGGTTTGAGGCAACTAGTCTTTGATAAGGAATCAAAGAAGGCCCTACTGGAAAGAGATCAGCTGCATAAGATCTTAGAAAAAGAAGCTTGGATATTTAGAGAGGACTTTTACCTAACTGGTAGTGAAGAAACTTTAAATGAAGTTCTTAAAAAGCACATGCAAAAGTTAGGAAAGCGGTCCGATGATGAGAGCGAGCCAGTAACTCGTCCTGATGGCTCTACTGGAAGAATAGATTTGATGCTGAGTAAAACTAGACAGCCGAGTGAGGGTAAAATTGAGCACTTAGTTGTTGAAATAAAGCGTCCATCACAAAAAATAAATGCCGAAATAATATCTCAAATAAAAAGCTATGCATTTGCTGTTTCATCGGATGAAAGATTTGACAAAACAAATACTAGATGGACTTTTATAGCTGTTTCAAATGAAATGGATAGTTTTGCATTAGAAGAAATCGACCAAACGAACAGGGCTAGAGGTTTGATTTATGAAAAAGATAACCTATCAGTGTGGATTTATACTTGGTCTGAAATAATTCAGGCAGCACAAGCAAGGCTACATTTTTTCCAAAAACAACTAGGGTATGAAGCAAGCAGAACGACAGCTACAGATTACCTAGAAGAAAAATATAGAAAATTCATACCAGAAAATATTAATTATAGGGAATCTGAAGCAATCTAAATCGGATGATGAGATGAAAACTAACCCACTCCGGTGGGTTTTTTGTTGTCTGCAACTATCGAATTTCTTTCCTACCTTTATTCACCCGAAACTTTTCTTTCATTTCTCTATTGACACAAAACCCAGCTTTTTGTAACCTAGGTTTCGAAAGGTAATTATTGAGGGCGTGTCATGATCCAGATTATTGATGAATCAAAATTGTTACGAACAAATTCACAGGTGCAAACTCTGCTTGGCTGTGCGCTTGAGTCAAGCTCATCAAGTGAAGTTCAATCACTGATAGAAATGGCGATAGAGAAAAGTAAGACAATTAACTCTATTATCGAAAATAAGCCTGAATCTGACCAGCAACCAAAGACTCTAGCGATAGAAACTCTCGCTACTTGCAACTCATTTGCAGAACGTTTACGTCTAGCACTTGCTTACTCCGGAATGACTCAGATTGAATTAGCAAAAAAAATAGGCGTATCGCAAAGCACAATTAGTCAGGTGATAAACGGAAAGGTATCAGGGGTGTGTCGCACTAGCGTAATAGCCAAAGCATTAGGTATTGATCGTAACTGGTTGGCTTACGGAGAAGGTGAAATGACAAATTTTTGTACCCCAAAAACAGAGGAATTATAAGATGACCATTTTACATTCTACTGCAATAGCTGATTTACCGAAACCTGACATAAATACAGGAGTAATGTTACCTATGTTCTTGTTTCGTTTTTGGACTAAAACAGAGCATCCAGAGAAAAAAGAAGTTATGGCCACCAGCGCTGAACAAGCTAAAGAATTACTCGGTGGTAATGTTGTTTTCTCTGCTCAATTTCCTTGCGAGGCTTAATTATGGCTCACGAACTCAACTTAGAAGCTGTTGCAAAAAAAAGTGACCAACTAAACGCCCTTTTATTCCAGCTCAATGCTGAACGTATATCGGGTCAACCTGAAATAGAAAGTTTAATCGGATTGGCTTACGAATTATCAGGTGACATCTCGATCTGGTTAATCGAAGAAAATGCACAGAGAGATAATGATCATGACAAAAGAAATAATTACTGTAGATAGCGGGAAAATGCTAGATACATTACATCGAGTAAAAGCATTCTTAATTTCAGCTCAGTTTCTTTCTCGTAATAGCGAAGAGCAAGCGATTCAACTTAGCTTGTTATCTCAAGCAGAAGATGAAATTAATGAGGTTTTAAATGATGAATAACACTAAATTAAAAGAATCTGCCTGTGATGAATTACTTTATGCAACTTCTATTTTAAATCTCATTATCAACGATAACGTAACACCTAGCGATAATATGTTTAATGCGATTGAATCTGCAGTAGCCAATATAGAAAGAGCTAAAGAAAATGTATCAAGCATTAATACTGACAAATCACCAAAGCCTATCGGTGAAATTAAAATCAGTAATAACGATACAATTGAAACGGCTGTCGGGTGTATTTTAAACACATTAGAAACTGCAATTAATTTAAAAGTAGCTGAAGAAAGCGGTCATATTAAAAATTACGATATTCAAATTACAAATTTAATCCAGTCAGCAAAATTAAATTTAGAAACTATTTATAAAAAAGTAAGCTTCACGGAGGCCTAATGAATATCGATGAATTAATTACCCTTCCTGATTTAAACAAATTATCGGGAAAAGAAATAGGTAATTTAAGAGCTAATTTAGAATTAGCTATTGACTCACTCATTACAGGAATGAAGATATTCGGCGATTTTATGTTTTGGGCTGATGCTAATGAAAATTATCCCGATGGTAAAGATCATCTTGGTGATGTGGGATTATTTTTAAGCCAAGTGTCATTATTGATATCAATATTAAATGACAAACTTGGTGGAGTTGAATACGAAATATCAAATCGAAAAATAAAAGGAACACGGGAATGAATAACCAACACGAAGCTATTGAGAAAGCAACTGATAATCAAATTACTATTGCTATGCGCCCTGTTTATATTATCGCAGGTGCTAATCGTGCTTACTTGAGTGAACGTTCAGCATTAAACAAGCTAGCCAACATTCTCACTGAGTGTGAATTCCATAAAGAAGGCATTGAGACTAATTATCAAGGTGAACGATGCGAACTTGAAAATGGCACAATCGCTTTCAAGCGTGGCGAGCCTACCGAACACTTTATGGAACGCAAGGAAGCTAAACTAACCGAACTCCAAGAGCGATTAAAGCAGGAACGTAATATTGAACGATTGCAAAAAGAATATGCCAAAGCTGTCGCTAAATATGATGATGCAGAAAAAGAAGCTGATAGATTATATTACGAATTAAATAATGCTTTAACCAATAAATAAAATATCCACTACATAAAAATTAATTATAGCGTTCATGCTAGGGATTGCTGCGCTCTGAATCAGGAGTAAGCAACATGGATAAAGTTAATTTACTTGAGGTAAGAAGAAAGCGTTTTATCAACTCAGTGCTTATTTACATTAAACAAAATGGAAAGAAAGCTGAGTTTAAATCAAAGGTAAATAGTAAAACTGTTATTACAGAAATTAACTTTGAAAATTTAAATAATTTCTTCCGTGATATCTATGAAGAAAAAGATTGTCGACAACGTTGTAAGTGGAGTGATAAAGATATCTATAACACCTATGAGCGTTTATATAAATCTAACGGCTCTATTTCTGAAATGGGTAAATTCATGATTGATTATATCGTTGAGTATTTACCTCCTTACTTAAATGGAGAGGAATATAAATATCATGACGTATTCTGAATTCATGAAAAAAGGTAAGCAATTAGAGGGGAAAGGATTTTATAGACGCGCACTAGAGCAATATAACCAAGCTTTTATTATCGCAGATCCACCAGCTAAAGGCGCAATGAGTTATCAACAAAAAATAAGTAATCAATCATCTAAGCGTTGTTTAGATAAAGCCAAAATTAAAATACCGGGTGGCATGTTATGAATAGTAAAAAAATGACAACAAATGAAATCATCGAATATTTAAAAGAAAAAGGTTTCCCTGCTTCCTTATTAGATAAAGAAGCTATTAAGTCAAATCGTAAATTAACACCAGAAGAAAAAGAGATATTTGTTAAGCACATTGTTGATAATTTAAGAACGATTGTAGCAAATAAATATTTAATCTCCTGTGTAACGCGATTCGGTCCTGGTCTTAATGAGCAGTTTTCATTTAGACACAAAAATATTGTTGTCGATTTGGATTTAAAAATTATCGAGAAGCTACTCATTGTAAAAGTTGAGTCAGTCATTCTCGATCAGTCAGGCGATGGCGTATTCGCCCTGTTCCGTTTTTACGAAGGTAACAAAGCAAAAGGCGAAGAAGGTGATAAATGGATGCAAGACATGCTTGATCAACTACTCATCAATAGCGCCACTTTGCTTATCTCACAAGGTAAAAGTCAATTAATACACTAAGGATAGTCAATATGAATAATTTAATTAGCACCAATGCGTCAATGACCTCTAAAGAGATCGCCGAATTAGTTGGTAGCCGTGAAGATAGTGTTAAAAGAACTATCGAACGGTTGGCAGAGAAAAATGTTATATCCGAACCACCAACGGTGGATGGGATTAAAGCAGCAAACGGAACCACTCCACTACATTATGTTTTCACAGGTGAAAAAGGTAAACGAGACAGTATAATTGTCGTTGCGCAACTGTCCCCAGAGTTTACAGCTCGGTTAGTTGATCGCTGGAAAGAACTTGAAGATGAACGAGTCAAACCAAAATCACAAGCAGAAATTATTGCTGCTATGGCGCTGGCTAACTTAGAAAGCGAACGCCGTATATCTCATGTAGAGCAAAAAGTTGAACAAGTGAATGAAGTCGTTGAGCAAATAAAACAAGGAACGATCCCTGTAGGTTGGATTGGGTACTCTCTGGCGAGAACTAAATCAGGTATGACGGTGGATAAATGCAAAACACTCACCAAACAGTTCAATGTTCGCAAAAATAAAATAACTATTCTTACGCCCGAAGGTATGCCTAGGCCTATGGCCATTATTCATGAAGCTGATTTTATATCTGCATTCAAGGCAATGATGAGTGAAGCCGAAAAACGTGGCACTCGCTGGCATCATCCTAAAATGGGATTGTTTCAGGCAATTGGCTAGGAGGGTAAATAATGGCTTATTTTACTGATACTAGTAATGGCGTTATTTCTGATGATGGTGCTTTAATATCTTACTCTGAAGCTGTAACAGCCCTTGAATCAGGTCAATACGATAAAGAGTTATTGAAAGGTTTATATTTAGCCGCTGCAGTCATGGGTAAGTTAGCTGATGAACCTGAAACATTAACACCTGAACAGAGAATTTCTGTCTGGCGCTGGGTGGTAGCAACTTGCTTTATTCGTGAACTACAAGAAAAGAATGGCACCACTGAAATTCGTAATGAAGAAGGCGGTGTTGATCTTGCCACTATTTACAGTAACGGAGAAAACGCTTTAACCATTTACCCAGCTTCTTTGCGCCTTTGTCTTGCAAGCCATTTTGAAAGCATTCTTATCGAAGAGTTAGGGGGTATCTATAAAGATTATTGTCCTGACTTCATCATAAAAGCCTATATCGGCTTTCTGGACATCTCCCTTGAACATGGTCCTCGCCTATCAGAAAAAGGACGTGAAGGGCTCTGTATTCTTCATGATGATTATATTCGCGAGTTAGAAGCTAATAACGGATTTCTAGCTATGCCAACTATGCACTAAGGACGGTAAAAAATGACAACTAAATTACCTTACATCGAGACAAGCCAATTAAGAGCTGCACTTACATTATTAAAAATGAGTGATGATGTTCGTCTTGTTACTAACTGTGTACATATCAACGCTGAACATATCGAAGTGTCTAATGGGCATGTAGTATTACGCATGAAACACAACTCTGAATTCAGTGATGATATTGTTATTCAATTTGATGAAGCAATTCCTAGCGATGCTGAATATACACATATTAAATCATATGACGATGGTTCTTATGTCGCTATTCATTATAAGCAAGAGAAGGATGAAAATTTCTATCCCTACTATAAAACAAAACTCACTTTAATCAAAGATAAGTACCCGTCATTTAATCGTCTTTTTGAGCAGGAATTTATTAAAGGTGAAGCACCTTTATTGCAGTCCATGTATTTAGCCTTGCCTTATCTACTATTTGGCCGTGTTATTACGGGAATGCTGAAAACAAAAGATAGCAAAAGTGTGCTTTTCGATTTTTCACTTCTGACAAAAAAATCATTTGGTGATCCTAAATTACTTGTATTAGCAGTGGCTGATAATGCTTTTGATATTGCTGATAAAGTTTACAGCTTAATTAAGGATGATGATTAATGACAACTTTAGATTTCAATCTCGTTAGTGTCATCAAAAATGCAGGTAGTGATCCCGGTGATATAACTGATGCAGTCTGGAAAGCCGGTTATCGTAAAACAGATTTTACCACTGAGCAGATCATTGATATTGCAGTAAGCATGACGGGTGATTCTATTTGTTTAAAATTACCCCATGACACCTTACCTAAGACTTTAGATGACATCAGTAAATATCATTTAAACGATATCATTTTTGATGCCCATTGGGATAACCCACCAGCGACTATCGCACAGTGCATTATGGAGAACGGGTATAGGGAAGGAAATAAAAAATGACAAGTGTGACTCGATACATTAAGTGGAAGGAAATGATCCAGTTAACTGGCAAAAGCAAACCTACAATTTGGAGAATGTACGCAAAACGAAATGAGTTTCCCAGACCAGAAAGAACAAAAGGTGGTACGTTTTTAGGCTGGCCAGAACATGTCTATGAAGAGTGGGTTAGAAGTGAAAAACTGTAA